AAGCCATTAAGTATCATCGAGTGTTTATTACGTGAAGAAAATAAAAAGATAAACATTAACAATGGAAAGTGTGCCTTAATACCTTTACATGTCTTGTACCCATATAGTTTAAGGAGCTTAGAATCACTATGATCTACACACATCTATATTTCGCGGTTCCTTTACCAGCGCTCCCCATGTGGTTATTCGCGACACGATCTTTTTTTAGACAGAGGTCCCATATATCAAGTTTAATATTAAGCAATGGCAACTAGAAAAGAAGTAGCGGAACACTTGTTCATGACAGTCCAAAATGTTGGAAAATTGATCAATAATGATGTTTTTCAAGCTAAATTAGGCGCAAATCCATTAGATTTAGATCATTGTAGACGTTCTTATATAGCTTTCTTACAAAAGCAAGGCAGATATACATCTAAAGAAGGTTCTGGAGACATTACTGAGGAAAAAACACGTCTAACTAAAGCACAAGCCGATAAAGCACAGTTAGATGTAGCTGTTTTAGAAGGAAAACTGATTCCTACTGATCAAGTTGAAGAAACTTGGATTAATTACACATCAAACTGTAGAGGAAGGATGTTAACTATACCAAATAAGGTTGCACATTTAGTATTAGCATCAGAAGACTTTGCAGAAGTTGAAAAAATCATTAAACAATCAATATATGAGGCATTAGAGGAACTAGCGAATGACCCAATACCACAAGAATATCGAGAAAGTACTCTCGTCAACAAGAAAGATATGGAGCCCACCTCCTGATTTAACCGTTTCTGAATGGTCTGATCAATATAGGGTGTTATCTGCTGAATCTTCATCAGAAGCTGGCCAATGGAAGACAGATAGAGCACCATATCAAAAAGAGATTATGGATGCTGCTAATGATCATAAAATAAATACTATAGTTTTTATGAAATCTGCTCAAGTTGGAGCTACTGAAATATTAAATAACATTGTTGGTTATTTTATAGATCAAGATCCATCTCCAACACTAGTATTACAACCAACACTAGCTATGGCTCAAGCATGGTCAAAAGATCGTTTAGCTAATATGATTCGTGATTCAGAAAGATTAAGAACTAAAGTAAAGGATCCAAAAAGTAGAGACTCTGGCAATACTGTACTTTCTAAGAAGTTTCCTGGAGGTAATATTAACATTGTAGGTTCAAATTCACCTGCAGGATTAGCCTCTAGACCGATACGTATACTTTTATGCGATGAAGTTGATAGATATGAAACATCTGCAGGAGCAGAAGGTGATCCTATTAATCTAGCTGTAAAACGTACTACTACATTCTGGAATAGAAAAGTGTTTATCACATCTACTCCAACAATAAAAGGTTTATCACGTATAGAAGTTGCTTTTGAAGAATCAGATCAACGTTATTATCATGTACCTTGCCCTCATTGCGCTACATTACAGGTTTTAGAATGGGAACAAATACATTGGGAAAAATCTAAACCTGAAACTGCAGAATATACATGTAAACACTGCGACACAGTAATACCTGAATCAAAAAAAATGTGGATGTTACAAAATGGTCAATGGATTGCAAAGAATGAAACAAAAAAAATAGCAGGATTTCACATATCAGAGCTTTATAGTCCATGGAGAACATGGGTAGATATGGCTGTAGATTTTTACGCAGTTAAGAATCAACCAGAGATGCTTAAGACTTGGGTAAATACAGCTCTTGGTAGAACTTTTGATGATCCAGGTGAAAGCATTGAATATGGTAGTTTATTAGATAAGCGTGAAACTTATGATCATGAGACTATTCCTAATGAAGTATTATTGCTAACATGTGGTGTTGATGTACAGGGTGATCGTTTAGAAGCACAAGTTGTAGGTTGGTCTCATAATAATGAATGTTGGGTAATTGATTATAAAGTTATATTCGGCGATCCTTCTTCTACTCACGTTTGGCGAGATTTAGATCAATACTTATTAAATTCTTTTACAAGAGAAGATGATAGAGTTTTAAAAATAGTTTCAACATGTGTAGACTCAGGTGGTCATCATACTCAACAAGTATATGCTTATACTTCTAAAAGAGTGCATAGAAAGATTTTTGCAATAAAAGGCTCATCGCAAACACAAAAACCAATCGCAGGAAGACCATCATTTGTTGGTAGAGCAAGACATGTTTTGTATCCTGTAGGAACAGATACAGCTAAAGAAGTTATTTATTCAAGAATAAAGGCAGAAAAAGCAGCTATACATTTTCCTGCTACAGTAGACGAAGAATACTTTAAACAATTAACATCAGAAAAAAGAGTTGTTAAATATGTTAAAGGTGCTAAAAAGTTCCAATGGGTTGCTAAAAGAAGACATAATGAAGCATTAGATACTTTAGTTTATGCTTTTGCCGCAGTTTATATATTGCAACCTAACTATGATCGTATTGAATTATTAATCAAACAAAACAAATCAACACAAAAAGAACATAGTAAAGATGTTATTAAGAGAAGACCTAAACCAACTGGTTGGATTAATAGTTGGAAATGATCATATAAAAGTGTATACTTTTGTATATTGACTTGGTATAATTACTTTATAAACAAAACAACATAATTTAAGGAGTTAATTATGAATCAAGAAGAAAGAAACGAATTACTAGCAAGATTAGAAAAAGTAGCTGAACCAGTATATCAAGTACTAAAAATGCTTGATAAAAATCTTGAGGAAACTCTTGATTATGGTACTGACGAAGAAGCAGTGATGATAACTCGCATGCAAAAAACACTTATGAATGACGCTGGTTTTTATGGCAAAGAAGCAAACATTGCAATTCAATATTTAACTGGCAGATTAACAGCTGTCGACTTTACAAAAGCTGCTTAATGCTAGGTGATATTAAAAAACTAAACCGATATTATCAAATATATCGGTTTATTACAAAAGCAAGTGATGATAAGAAAATGTCTTACTTACAATTTAGAGCTAATTTCATACAAGAAGAGTTAGATGAGTTATTTGAAGCAATTGACAATAAAGATTCAGATGAAGTAGTAGATGCTTTTATAGATATTATTGTTATTGCTTTAGGTTCATTAGATGCTTTTAATGTAGATATTAAGAAAGCATGGAAACGTGTACATCATGCAAATATGCAAAAAGAGATTGGCGTTAAAGATACAAGACCAAATCCGTTAGGATTACCTGATCTTGTAAAACCAGAAGGTTGGCAATCACCACAACATTATGACAATGTTGGTAAGCTAGATTTTTTAGATAAGGAGTAAGTTATGAAATTTGATGATGGAAAATCTCCATTAGCTTTAATTCCACCTGAAGCATTATTAGAAATAGCTGATGTGTTTGGTTTTGGTGCTAAAAAGTATGGTGCAAATAATTGGAGAGATGATGGTGATTCAACAAGCAAATTAAGGACTTACTCATCAATACAAAGGCATTTAAATGCATGGCTTTCAGGAGAGGATCTAGACATAGAATCTGGTAAAAATCATTTATCACATGCTGCAACACAATTAATTATTTTAATGATCCATTGCATAGAACATCCAGAACTTGACGATAGGTACACAAAATGATTTATATAAATGCAATTAGAGAACATTTTAAAGACGAACTAAAAGCTGAGAATTTTACAATTGATCGCAATGGTAGCAAAACAATACAACTTTTAGGTGCTTCGTTTATCGCTGATGAGCCTACTATATTTGGTAAGGTTAATCAAGAATACATTGAAGCAGAAATAAATTGGTATAAATTAGGGTCATCTAATATTAATGATATATATTATGATCCAACGCCTGCTGCATGGAAGTATACAGCAGATCGCAATGGAGAAATTAACTCAAATTACGGAAGATTGATAAACTCACCATTATATTTTAATCAATATAATCATGCTAAAGAAGAATTGCAAAAGAATCGTGGTTCTAGAAGAGCAACTATGGTCTACACAAGACCTAGTATATGGGAAGAATATCAAGATAACGGCAAGAACGATTTTATCTGCACTAATGCAGTTAGCTTCTACATTAACTCCCAATCATCAGAAGTTGATTGTGTAGTGCAGATGAGGTCTAATGATGTTGTTTATGGTTATAAAAATGATTATGCTTGGCATAAATACGTATTAAATAAACTAAGCAATGATTTAGGTTATAATCCTGGTATAATTCATTGGCAAGTACAAAACTTACATATTTATGAAAAACATTTCAAATACTTGGAAGAATAGATATTTAAATCTTGCAAAAGAAATATCTACTTGGAGCAAAGATCCATCTACGCAAATTGGTTGTGTAGCTATAGGTAATAAAGGTCAAGTTTTGTCTCAAGGATATAATGGATTTCCAAGACATTTTGATGATGATAAAAATTTATATAATAATAGAGAGATTAAATATAAATATATCGTGCATGCAGAAATGAATTGTATTTATCATGCAACACTGAATGGTATATCATTAGAGGGTGCAAAATTGTTTGTTTATGGTTTAGGAGTATGCCATGAATGCGCAAAAGGTATTGTTCAAGTAGGTATAAAAGAGGTTTTTGCTTCTTGTGACCAGAACAAATCAGATAGATGGAAAGAAAGTTTTAATTATACAAAAAAGATTTTTGAAAAATCGGGAGTAAAATATGAAGAGGTGTATCACAAATCCATTAGCTAACATTCCAGTTAATGTAAAATCACATAGTTTTGGTTGGGCAAACCAATGGGCAGAATTATTAAATGCAAATATTGATCATAAATGTTCAAATGACATAACGACATGCGACATTGTATATATTGATCATGGTGTAAATTTCTCAGGATCATTAAATTTATTTGGAGGTCTTAGTGAAGACATTTATAATAAATTTAATAATTTGATAAATTGTAAAAATGTAATCTCACTAGATCATAAAATGCCTGATTACGGTGAAATGTTTTTACAAAGATTACATGCTAAATCAACTTATGAAAATATTGACATAGATTGGTGCAATAAAGTATCACAATTATGTAAATCTATAAATAAAATAAATACTGATGATATAGACTATCAAGGGTTAACAATAGGAGACAGTCATTCTATTGCATTTTCACAAAAGAAAGATTTAATTTTTAAAATGGATGGTAAAACATTATACGGACAACTAGGTATTCCTTTTATAAATTATTTAAATGATATAAATCTAGATAAAGTAAAAAGAATAACAATGTGCTTTGGATCTATTGATGTAAGACATCACCTGCTAAGAAAAAATATAGATGTTACAGCATTAGTTTTACCTTACATAGAAAAATGTAAAGAATTGCAACGTCTTACTAATATACCTGTTGAAATAGCTGTACCAGTACCCATAGAATATGAAGACAGAAGAATACCAAAGACCGGTTACTATAAAGGTCAACCTTTCTACGGTTCTATTCAAGAAAGACAAAATACTACTGCTTTTATTATCAAATTGTTAAAAGATAATCATGATAAAGTTATCACTCCTCCTATGGATTGGTATTTTATGGATCCTGAAGAATATGCTAGAACAAAGATGGAGTTAAGTAGTAGTGTTCATATTGCGCCTATAAATTATAGAAGAAATAACTGGGGATATTAATGTATAGTATTTCTGATACAGTTAAAAATAATATTAAAGATTATATTTTATTTTTAGAAAGCTATGATACAAGAAAAGATACTTATATTGCAAATAATCCACATTTATTTTCACATAGATTACATTGGGATGAGCATCCTTTTTGTTATGAAATAAGAAAACAATATGACATTGATTCTGTTGAAAATATACAAAAAATATTAGAAACATGTTTAGTATTTTCATTTTCAAATGAACATTATCAAACTTTTATTAACTTTATGAAACATGGCAATGATTATTTTAAAACTAATAATATTTTTTGTAGGAGGGACTTATATGAACTATATTTACCAAAGGACATGAAAATAAAAGAAGCTCTTGTTGAATGTCAATTTAATACTGATAACCTAGCAAAAAGAATTTATAAAAGATATAAAAAAAGAAAGTATACAGTTATGGAACTTACAAGAATATTAGATGAAAATTATAAAAAAAGGGGACACATAAGATGGGGTTATGTTGCTAAAAATGCATCTAGATATTTTGCCATGTCGTATCCTGAAATAGTTGATCCTGAATCTCAAGTAACAGGAGGACCTGGACATTATGAAGGATTAGCATATATATTTCAATATCCACAAATAAGACATGGCATAAAAATAACTGCTAGATTAGAAAATGGGAATTTAATACCAGATAGAAATAATTTAGTAGGTGATTGGTTGTGCATGATGGGTTATTTACAAAGTGAAACTAAAAACATATTTCAAAGGCATAATTGGTTAAACAACGAGGATAAAGTTTGCTTTTTTAATAAATATATCAATTTAAAAAAAGGTTATAGAAAAGTTAAAAGAAAAAATATTGATATGAAAAATATAATTGGAGATAATTTTATATTATGAGTCATAATAATCATACATTAGATGGTATTAATAAAGATTTAATACTAAACAACTATACTCATAGTCAAGAATATTATCTAAATTTAATAAAAAATTGGAAAGACCCGTATGAAAAACCTGTTGTAAAAACTCACGAAGGTATTAGAGTAGTACGTGAGGATTTAATCACAGGAACAAAAGTACGTGGTGCAAGTGCTTTAATAAGTAATATAAAAAATGATACATTGGTATATGTGCAACCACGTGTAGGTTTAGCAGGAGTTAGTTTGTTAGATGTAGCAGAAAAATACAATAAGAAAGTTGTATTATTTATGCCTTCTAGTAAAAAAATATCAGATCATCAAGCTTGTTGTATTGAAAGAGGTGCACAACCTATTTTTCATAGAATCGCTGCAATGCCAAATTTGAATAGAATAGCAGAGCAATGGGCTAAAGATAATAATGCATATTTCATTCCTTTAGGATTAAAACATGAATATGTAACAGCAGGTGTAATTAAAACAGCTTTGCAAATAGAAGCTCCAAAGAAATGCTATATTGCAATATCTACAGGCGTTTTATCAAGAGCATTACAAATTGCATGGCCAAAAACAGAATTTATTAGCGTAGCAGTATCTAGAAATCTTAAAGATGGTGAGCTTGGTAGATCAGATGTTATTTCAGATCCTTTAGTGTTTCAAAAGGTCGAAAAAGATGACAACCTTCCTCCATTTCCTACAGTTCCTACTTATGATGGTAAAGTATGGAAGTATATACCTAAGAATACGAATGAAGATATCTTGTTTTGGAATGTTGGAGCAGAACCAGAATTGATTAATAAAAAATTATACGAATCAATTGATAGTTACAGGAGTTGGAATGAAGCTTACTAAATATTATGATGAATTTTTAAGATACTATGAGTTAGCTAAAACTCAACAAGAGCTTTGTAATCTTGGTAATGTTAAACATATTAATTCAAATGTTGGTGATGATTTAATGGAAAACGTTGAATTATATGATGTTGTAGAAAGAAAGTATGCTGGTTTTAGTCAAATTATAAATGATATATTTTACCAAAAAACACAAGATCATCCTTATATAAAAAAAATAGAAAACAATACAGCAACAAAACAAAGACAGCATATTGTAAATAATTGGAATGGTGTATCACACGATCTAGTTACGTGGTTATATATTTTTTTATTACATAGATTAACAGGATCTGCTATTAATTATGGTCAAAAGCCTTCTGGCTATCACAATACATTACTATTTGACATGCATGAGTGTAGAGATATTCAAGATATAAAAGAACTTGTTAAAACAACTAAAAGAACATTTTATACATCAATCGGCTATCAGTTTCCAAGATTTCCTAAACCAACAATTGGTTATAAAAGGGGAGGTGATTATTTTTTGTGTGAATATGCAGATAAATTATCAGAGGATGTTGCAAATTTTATTGAAAATAAGAACAATGTGGATTTTAGAGAATTAGGTAATTTCATGTTTGATTGGAATAATAAAAGAGGTTTAGTTAAATATAAATTTCAATATGCAGCTTTTTTAGCAGACATCGCTGATTGGTTTCCTAAATATATAAATAAAGAAAGTTATTTCTATTACGGTAGTAATGCTATTGAATGCATTTCTTATTTAGTCGAACCTGATAGAAGAATAAAAAAAGAATTACGATTAGATTTAGTAATGGATCGTATTTATCAAGATACGAAATCTTTTCCTTATAATGCAGAAGATGTATGTTGTGATTTTATTAGATGGGTCGAAAACTATATTAAGCCTGGCGATGACTATAATCATTTAGATATGGATAATACTTGGTCAAGTTGTAATATTGTAGATCATCCTAAAGGTAGGCAAAAAAAGATGCTTGATTTGAATCTAGTTAAATCATTTAACGAGTTAAATTATCACCCAAGTGATTATAGAATACTGAACGATGCGAATATTAATGAAAAAGAGTATAAAAACCTAATAATACGAAGTTGTTAATAATATAAGAATTGCTGTATAAATAACTAAGAAATAGTTTTAAAATAAAAAAAACACAATTTTTGTTTATGGCAAATAAATTTGATAGTACAAACTATCCTACATCAGAACCTAATGAGTTACAGTTAGGAGATTTTTGGTCTTGGAAGAGAACAGACTTATCCACCGATTATCCAACCGCATCTTATTCTTTATCTTATGAATTCAATTTGGTTGAAGGATCAACTGCAGCCAATTTTACTTTAACTGCAACAGAATCTAATGATGAATATATTATTGAAACAAGTAACACAACATCATACACAGCTGGTCAATATAATTGGGTCTCATATATTACAAGATCATCTGATTCTGCAAGAATTAAATTGTCAGAAGGTTTCACAGAAATACAAGAAAACTATGCAACAACTACATCTTCTGTTAGGTCACATGCTAAAAAAGTACTTGATGCAATTGAAGCTGTTATAGAAAATAGAGCAACAATGGATCAAAGCTCAATGAGTATTGCAGGTAGATCATTATCAAGATTAACTATTGATGAATTATTACAATTTAGAGATAGATATAAAGCAGACTATTTAAAAGAAGTTAAGAAAGCAAGAATAAAAAATAAAAAAGATTCTGGTAATACAATCAAGGTTAGGTTTTAGATATGGCTTGGTATGACAAAATAATAGGAAGAAACGATAAAAAAGTACGTAAAGCTCCAATGTATAGAAAATATGCAGGAGCTAGTACTGGTAGATTGTTTGAAGACTTCAGGGCTTCAAGTACATCAGCTGATGCTGAAATAAAAAATCAATTAAGAATTTTAAGAGAAAGAAGTAGAGATCTTGCAAGGAATGATTCTTTTGTTGCTAGATATTTAAACCTTATGGTTTCTAATATTATTGGCTCTAATGGAATTAGACTAGGTGTTAAAGCAAGAAATACAGACGGTTCATTAGATATTATTGGCAATAGAGTTATCGAGACTGAGTTTATTAAATGGTCAAAAATGGGTAATTGCACGTTAAACGGTAGACAGTCTTTTATTGATTGTCAAAAGTTATTTGTTGAATGTTTAGCAAGAGATGGTGAAGTTTTAATTAGACATGTAAAAACTGCAGATTCTAAATATGGATATAAACTTCAGTTTTTAGAAGCCGATCACTTAGATGAAACAAAAAATGAAGTAAATCCTAAAACAAAAAATCGAATTAAAATGGGCGTAGAAGTCGATAAAAATGATAAGCCTGTTGCTTATTGGCTATTTAAACATCATCCCTATGATAATACTTATATGTCACCAAAAGATCATATAAGAGTTCCAGCTGAAGAAATAATACATGCTTACTTACCAAGTAGAGCAGAGCAAAATAGAGGTGTTCCTTTTACAGCTGCTGCTATGCCTAATTTAAAAATGCTTAATGGTTATTTAGAAGCAGAAATAACAGCTGCTCGTGTTTCAGCATCTAAGATGGGTTTCTTTACTTCTCCAGATGGTGATGGATATGTGGGTGATGATTTAGAGGATACGTTTACTCCTATTATGGAGGCTCAAGCAGGTTCATTCGAGCAGCTTCCTGCAGGTATGGATTTCAAATCATTTGATCCTGATCATCCAAGTACAGCATTTTCTTCATTTACAACTAGCGTATTGAGAAGCGTAGCATCTGGTTTAAATATTTCTTATCATGCATTAACAAATGACTTGAGTTCTGTTAATTACAGCTCATTAAGAGCTGGTGCTCTTGAAGACAGAGAAATGTACAAAGTATATCAAAAGTTTGTAATTGATCATTTCATGAGACCGGTATTTGAAAAATGGTTGAAAATGTCTATATCAACAGGAGCAATCGTAATGAATCCTGAAAATAATATACCTTTACCTATGAGCAAATATGATAAGTTTGCAGATAATACAATATTTATTGGTAGATCATTTCAGTGGGTTGATCCTCAAAAAGAGATGAATGCTTCTATAAGCGGTATGCAATCTGGTCTAGTTACTTATCAAGATGTACAAGCTAACTATGGTAGAGATGTTGAAGAGTTATTTGAACAACATGAAAGAGAGCAAAAACTTGCAGAACAATATGGAATTAAAACTGCTTTCCAACCATTTGGTGTTAAGTTCCCAGTAGAGCCTGATATACAAGGTGGTGATGACGATGGCTAAACCTAATGACGGAATGAAAACCGAAGCTCAAAGAGGTTTAGATTGGCGTGAAGAATTTGGAAGAGGCGGTACAAGAATTGGTGCTACAAGAGCAAGACAGATTGTAGCTAATGAAAATCTATCTGATGATACTATAAAAAGAATGTATAGCTTTTTTAGTAGGCATGAAGTAGATAAAAAAGCAGAAGGATTTAGCCCTGGTGAAGATGGCTATCCTTCAAATGGTAGAATTGCATGGGCCTTGTGGGGTGGAGATGCAGGGTATACTTGGTCAAAAAGATTGGTGGAAAAAATGAAAAAAGAACAAGAAAGAGCTGAACCTGATGCATTAAAAGTTGGTGACTTTGTAAGTTGGGATACTTCAGGCGGAAGAGCAAGAGGTAAAATATTAAAAATAGAAAGAGACGGAAAGATTAATATTCCAAATAGTTCTCTTACTATTACAGGAACAGAAGATGATCCTGCAGCATTAATACAAGTTTATAGAGGTGGAGAATCTACTGAGATAGAAGTAGGTCATAAATTTAGCACCTTAACAAAGATTAATCCCATTAGGGATTTTAACGATTTCAATTCTAACGAATTGGAAAAACATCCTTTATCTAAAAATAAAGAGGAGAAAGCTATGAATAAAGAAGATAGACATATCCTCAATGTGAGTGAAACAGATGATAAAGTAATTGTCGAATTTGCAAAACATGAGGATGTGGAAGGTGATGATGTAGAAATAGAAGAGTCTGCTCGCCCTTATCATGATGATGAAGAGAAAGATAGAAATGTAGTTGATTTACACATTAAGTATAGAACTATTGATTTATCTAGATCAGAATATATTGATGAGGATAATAGAAGAGTTAGGATCGGTGTTTCTTCTGAAGAACCTGTTGAGAGAAGTTTTGGCATGGAAGTGCTAGGACATGGTGCAGATGATATAGACATGACATTTATAGAATCTGGACGAGCACCACTTTTGCTTGATCATGATATGACTAAGCAGATAGGTGTGATAGAAGAATTTAAACTTGATGAGGCAGCAAAAAGGACTGTTGCTGTGGTCAGATTCGGAAGATCTGATTTAGCTCGTGAGGTTTTCCAAGACGTGGTTGACGGTATTCGCATGAATATTAGTGTCGGCTATAAAATAAACAAATTAGAACGTTACGGCAAAAACGATGAAACGTATTACAAAGCTAACTGGACTCCTATGGAAGTTTCTTCTGTATCAGTCCCAGCTGATCAATCTAGACTCGTTGGAGTTGGTCGTTCTAAAACTTTAAACAAGGAAATTATTATGACTGAAGAAGTTAAAAATGAAATCAACCTTGATGAAGTTAGATCAAAATCTGTTGCAGAAGCTAAAGTTGAATTCAAAAGAAATTCAAAAGAAATTATAGACTTAGCTGTTAAACACAACAGAAGAGATTTAGCTGACAAGGCGATTCAAGAAGGTATATCAGTTGGAGATTTTAGAGGTGTATTATTAAATGAAATATCTAATGATAAACCACTAGAAACTGCTGAAATTGGTATGAACGATAGTGAAGTTAGAGAGTTTAGCTTAGTAAAAGCAATTAGAGCTTTAGCTAACCCATCTGACAGAAGAGCTCAGCAAGATGCAGAATTCGAATTTGAATGTTCTGCTGCTGCTGCAAGACAGTACGGTAAAGATGCTCAAGGCATTATGTTACCTGCTGAGGTATTAAGAAACTGGAAACAAAGAGACATCAATACATCAGATGATTCAACTCTAATCGCTGAAGATTATAGAGCTGGAGATTTTATTGACGTATTACGAAATTCTTCAAGTGTTATGCAAGCTGGCGCGACCATGCTACGTGGGCTTCAGGGGAATGTTGTCATACCGAAAAAGACTGCCGCGTCTTCTGCTGGTTGGATTGGAACTGAAGGTAATGCTGCTGCTGAAAGTGAATTTACTTCAGGTTCAGTAACTATGACTCCTAAAGTAATTGGTGCTTTTACTGATGCTACTAGACTATTACTACAACAATCATCATTAGATGTTGAGAACTTAATCAGAGATGACTTAACACAATCTATAGCTACTGCTATTGATTTAGGTGCATTAGCTGGTTCGGGTTCAAGTGGTCAGCCAACAGGTATTGCTAATACTTCAGGTATTAACACTACTACATTTGCTGCTGCTAATCCAACATGGGCTGAAATTGTAGCTATGGAAAGTGCTGTTGCTAACGACAATGCTTTGAATGGTTCTTTAGGTTACATTTGTAGACCTGCTGACTTTGGTACTTTAAAAACAACTGAAAAGGCTACTGGTACTGCTCAGTTTGTTGTTAATCCTGATAACACTATGAACGGATATAATGTTATTAGAAGTAATCAAGTAACAAGTGGTGACTTCTACTTTGGTAACTTTGCAGACTTATTAATTGGTATGTATGGTGGACTAGATATTACTGTTGACCCTTATGCATTATCAACATCAGGTGGAGTAAGAATTGTTGCTCTACAAACTGTTGATGTAGCTGTAAGACACGCAGTATCTTTCTGTAAATCTTCAGACTAATTAACTGATGCTTAAATGGAATGGGGGTAGTAATACCCCCAACTTAAATATGAAAAAATATAAAATATTAACAGATACAGTTGCTAATGGCTCTAAAGTTCATGCTGGCGATATAGTTGAATTACCTGAACATGAAGGACATTCTCTGTGTGGATATGGTAAAGCTGAAGTACATGTATCAAAACCTAAAGCTGAAAAAGAAAATAGAAGCGTAGGTTTAAAAACTTCAAAAGTAAAAGCTCCTAAAACAAGAGCTAAAAAATAAATTATGCCTTTAGAGAGTGCTGCTGATTTCAATTCTTATGTTGATACCTCAACAGGCAATGGAGTTACTGCTACATTCTTTGAAGCTCAAGCAACTTTATGGGATGCTAGAACCGGATTAATTGATGATTGGTATGACATCGACTCAGGAGACTCATACGATATTAACCTTATAATAGACCAAGAATACTTTAGTATTGATACAGGTAGTGTTTCTGTTGAAGGCTTTCAACCTAAAGCATATATAAAAAATTCTGATGTTCCATATATTTCACAAAATGATAGAATAACGGTAAATGAGATAACAACAAACAATGGAACTACATTAGTACCAGAAACATCCTTCTTAGTTAAAAATGTAAGACCAGATAATGTTGGTATGGTTGAAGTAATTTTAGAGGAACAATAATGTCTAAATATAATCTTGAAACTGAAGAGGACATGGCTGGTTATTTAGATATAAACTACGGCCATGGTATTAGTGCTATATATACTAATTATCAAGATGTACAATCTACAATAAATATTATTTTAAATGACGAATATTTAGAAGATGATAACGGTATAGGTATAGAAGGCAATCAACCTATAGCATATTGTAGAAGCATTGACGTTCCTAATGCTTTACATGAAGATACTTTAGCAGTATCACCAGTCAAAGATGTAGATGGTAATATTTTGAAAGCTGCACAATCTTATAAAGTTGTGAATGTACAAAAAGATAAAACAGGTTTTACTGCATTAATGCTTGAGGAAATATAATGGCAAATCACGTAAGACAACAAATTAGAGAAAAAGTAGGAACGCTGTTAACAGGTTTAACAACCACTGGATCAAACATATTCGAATCAAGAGTTTACCCTTTAGAATCTGCTAATCTTCCAGCTTTAGTTGTATATACAAAAAATGAAGACTCTGAACCAATAGTTATTGGTACTAATAGATTATCTTCAAGAAATTTATCTTTAATTGTAGAAATTTATGCAAAAACAACGACCGATTTTGATGATACAATTGATACAATAAGCAAAGAAGTTGAAGTTGCAATAGCATCAGATACAACATTAAATGGACTTACTAAAGATATATACTTAGAAAGTACAGAGATAGAATATAATGGTGAAGGTGAGCAACCAGTTGGATATGCTACCTTAACCTTTTTAACTAATTACTATGTCAACGAACAAAATCCTGACGTAGCAGTATAATAGGAGATAATTATGAAATTAATTAGTCCAAATGGTAAAATTTCAATAATAGCTCATCCTTCAAAAGTTGAGTCATTAAAGAATATGGGTTGGAAGGAAGAAGCAGTCCAGTCGAAAGACGAAATCAAATCTTCTTCTAAGAAAAAGCCGAAAGGCGAGGTAAAAGAAAATGGCAACACATAAAGGAAGTGAAGGAACTGTTAAAGTCGGTTCTAATGCTGTAGCTGAAATTAAGTCTTACTCAATAG